AACCTGGGACGCGGCTCTCTGGTGTCCCAAAGCCAAGGTCAATTTTAATTCAAAATTGCTTACCGTCCCAAGTCTTGAGGAGTATGCAAAGATGCACGGTCTTGTCGCCTATGGGTCTACGACACTCAAGATGACGGAGGTATGGCTAGATGTTGTGATCGGTCACTCGACTTCGGGGGGTTTCCAACAGTGTTCATGGGTCAATGGAATTGCAACCACCAAAGGTGGGTCTCACGTAGACAAGGTGGTCAGTGCTCTCGTGAGCGAGGTTCAAAAGGACAAGAGGTGTTCGACTCTGAAACCGGCACAAATCAAGGCGTCCCTGTTTGTCTTTGTGAAGGGTGTCATCGTGAACCCGACGTTCAGTAGTCAGACTAAGGCGGAGTGTACATCAAAAATTTCCGATACTCCCAATTTTCCACCAAAATTCATCAAGGATGTTCTCGCCACCGGTGTCTTGACTGACCTCATCGCACTGGGTCAAGCCAAGTTGGACAAGGATCTCAAGAAGACAGATGGATCCAAGAAGTCGAGGATTACGGGTATCCCAAAACTGGACGACGCCAACTGGGCCGGTACTCACAGGTCGCACGAATGTACGCTTATCATTACTGAGGGTGACTCGGCCAAGGCTCTTGCTATTGCTGGCTTGAGCGTGGTAGGCCGCGACAGGTTTGGTGTGTTCCCATTGAGAGGCAAACCGCGCAATGTGCGGGACGCTTCGGTAAAGCAAGTGACTGAAAACGAGGAGTTCAACAATCTCAAGAAGATTCTCGGGCTCCAACATGGAAAGACCTATAATTCTGTAAGAGAATTGCGGTACGGCCGACTCATGATTATGACTGACGCAGACTTGGACGGAAGTCACATCAAGGGTCTGGTCTTGAACATGTTCCACGTGTATTGGCCGAAACTGATCGACCTTGGGTTTGTCGTGTCCATGGTGACACCTGTGATCAAGGCGGGCAAGTCGTGGTTCTTCACGGAAGATGCGTTCCGTGAGGCACAGGCTCAGCGATCTGGCGGACTTCCCGGGCCAGTCAAGTACTATAAGGGTCTGGGAACATCGACAAGTGCTGAGGCCAAGGAATATTTCAAGCAAATTGATAAGTTGACGGTGGCGTTTGGGGCGGACAAGGATATGAACGAGTCTATGATGCTTGCGTTCGCCAAGGCCTTGGCGGATGATCGCAAAGAGTGGTTGACGAAACACATGGCGACGCCACCTCCGGGCGTGCCCTACGGCCAAGTCGTCAAGCTGTCCGTGTCCGATTTCGTCCATCGCGACCTTGCAAACTTTAGCGCTGAGGACATCAAGCGCTCGATCCCACACGTCGCAGACGGTCTCAAACCCTCACAACGCAAGGTGATCTTCGCGTGTCTCAAGAAGGGTCTGACACAAGACATGAAAGTGGCTCAGTTGGCAGGGTACGTGGCCGAACAAACGGCGTACCATCACGGCGAAGCCAGTCTCCAAGGAACAATTATCAATTTAGCCCAAAATTTCGTGGGTGCAAACAATCTGAACCTTTTGGAACCTTCGGGTCAGTTTGGTACGAGGTTGGCAGGTGGCAAAGACGCAGCCAGTCCCAGGTACATCTTTACACGGTTGAGTCCCTTGGCCAAAAAGATTTTCGATCCTGCAGATTCTCCCGTACTCAAGTACGTGGTGGATGATGGTCAGAAGGTTGAGCCAGAGTACTATGCACCCGTCCTTCCCATGATCCTCGTGAACGGCGCAGAGGGGATCGGCACGGGATTTAGCTGTTACGTCCCTCCATATGACGTGGATATCATCAAGCACAACATAGAGTGTATTCTGAACCAAGTCCCGACCGTTCCGATGGTCCCACACTTCAAGGGCTTCAAGGGCAAGGTGACAAAGACGAAGGAGCACACGTGGACGCTCGAGGGCCTCGTGTCCAAGGAGGGGAGTCAGTACCACGTCACGGAGTTGCCTCCGGGAAAGTGGATTCAGGATTTCAAGGAACACTTGGATGACCTCGTGGACAAGGGCACGATTCAAAAGTTCGAGAACCATTCGACGGAGACTCAACCAGACTTTCGCATCTGGGGTGCCTCCTTCGAAGACCCCGTGAAGGACTTGGGCTTGACGCGGAGCGTCCACACCTCGAACATGTACCTGATTGCAGGGAACGGCGCGGTCAAAAAGTACGCAAGTCCCGAAGAGATCTTGGTCGACTATGTGGAGATTCGGCTTCAGGTGTATAAGAAACGCAAGGCGTGGCTTCTCAAGGAATTTGATTCTGAAATTGAGTGGCTCAGTGAGAAGGCCAGGTTCATCACGGGAGTGATCAACGGGTCACTCAAGGTGTTGAACACACCCCTGGCCCAAGTCCAAAGTCAGTTGGCCAAGGCCCAATTTAAGGATGAAATATGGGAGAAGCTCTTGGATATCAAGACGTACCAGTACGTGGCTGAAGAGGTGAAGCGTCTTCAAGACTTGGTCGCAAAGCGGAAATACGACCGGGATGCACTCAAGGCGACGAGTGTGGTTCAACTGTGGAAGAATAATCTGAGTGAGTTGTAGATATGGCGTCTGTGATTCCATCAACACTCACGCCTGTAGATGTGAGTGGGTTCTATACAGTTACAGGGCCACAAGAGATTACATTTTATTCAACGACGGACATTCCAACACTTCCTGTAAGCGCTGGATGGTCCGGTGTTGGTTTTTTAGGGATTATCGGACAAATTCAGGTATCAAACGTTTCTCTTGTAAACGGACCTGGATACAAATGGTCGTTTAAGCTCCAGACTGATACCGATCAGAACATACAGGGTACACAGTACTCGACGGGTTCTATTCTTTATCCACCGGGGCAGATGGCGTATCAAACGTCACAGGTTCAAGTCCCCGTGTATGGATACTACTTGAATGATGGAAACACAACAAAGTTTACGTTTACAGCACCACCACCCACAAACATGGCTCCAGGGTGGATCATGGTCGGTCTTCCCACATTTCAAGTTCCTCTAAAAGTTACATCCATTTCTGAGAATGTTGTAACGATTGTTCCAGCTGACGGAAGTCCTATACCAGTCATGACCGTCCCAGTATATGTGAACGGTGCTCCGGCTATGATTCAACAACCGAATTATACAAGTACGTTTACACCTGGTCGGTTTACGACATATGCTCCTCAAGATGTCATGGGAAAGATTCCAGATGTTAAGGTCCAAATCAACGCGAACATAAAGGTGGGTAACTACGCCGAACTTCGGGACCTCAATACAGACGTGGTGTGGTCACAAGACGACCCGACACGGCTATTTCCTGAAAACAGATACATTGAAACGAAAGACAAGGGGTTTAGTTCTGGGTCTGTTCTTGCACTTCAAGCAATAGGGCCACAAGATGACTATCTTTTGACAGACGACATGACGCGTTCAGAATGGAATCCTGATTTTAAGAGGTACTCGAACTTTGTCATGTACCAAAAAACATACCCATTTCCACCTCCAAACCCCTCGTACCAGGGACAGGTTGTGCAGATTGAGCTTCGCCCAACAGAGCTTGGGCATCTCATATCGAACATGTACCTGAGCGTCACGCTCCCAGCCCTTCCTGCAGGGTGCAATTACACACCAAATGTCGGCCGCGCACTGCTTCAACAAGTTGATTTACTCATTAACGAAACAACCGTTGAAACTCTGTATGATGACTGGTACATCATCCGTGACCAAATGTTTCTCGACGCAGATGAACAGCTTGGGCTTCAGACGGCGCTGAGCGTTTCAAATGCACAGGTGGGTGGAACCATCACCATCCCACTCGAGTTTTTCTTTTGCCGTCGTCATTCTCATTACAATAAAGGACGTGAGCGCTTGCGCAAGCCGTACTTTCCCGTGTGTGCCATGTGGAACCAGCGTCTCTACGTGCGTTTCACGTTTCGGCCAAGTACATGGTGGTGTAACGCACCGATTACAAACAACACAGACGTGTACCCCTCAGGGACGGCGCTTTGGCCAACACTCATCACTGAAGAGATTTTACTTGAAAATGCCGAAAAGTTATATTATCAAAACACGCCACTCAAGTTTATCGTCAATCGCGTTCAACGTGAACCGCCTTTGACGTTTTCTTGGGCAAATCCAATCATTTCACTTACGGCGAGTTATCCCGTCCAAGTTCTTGCGTGGTTTTTCAGAAACAAGCGGTACGAAAACGTGAACGACCTTCGATACTATGCACAGCGATATAGCTACGGGTACACGACCCAGTATATTCAGACGGGTATTCAGTTGCAATTTCCATCAGGAAATGCAAACTTCGTCGACGTGATTACAAACGCAAAAATTACGTTAAACAATACCGATATTTTGAGTACGTTCCAGGGGTCGCTGTACTATTCGTTTAAACAGCCCATGGAACATTATCTCTCAATTCCTTCTAAAAATATTTACATGTATTCTTTCGGTTTAACACCCAAGGAGTATAATCAAGGTGGGTATCTCAACTTTGCAAAACTGAATTCACAGATTACATATATTCAATTGAACTTTGACCCGTCATATATTAACCAGATTATCAGTGGATACAACTTGTACTTGTTTTATTATGGCTACGGTATCCTCCAATTTCAGAACGGATTTGCGTCTCTTCCTTTTCTGTAAACTTCGAGTCGCGGAGGGCTTTCACGATACCGTTCGAGATGGCCCAACGCAAAAAGTTCAGTTGGGCGCACGTTGTCGTGAGTCCCTGGAAATCGATGCGTTCCGTTCGACAAAACGGATCAAAAAGCTTTTTACTGTACCCATCCAAACTTGACTTGTATGCAACGTGTACAGTAAACATCTTCCCGTTTGGTGCCGTAAGCGTGACGTGGTTATTTTTCGAGTAGTTGGTCACAAACCACTCGAGACGGCGAAGAGATGGACCCTTCCCACGTCCAATAATGTCGTGAAGTTGTTCGCGGTTCTCGGGAACCTCGAAAAACTTGGTAAGGCTCTGCAAAAGTAAATCACTTTTGGTTCCCATTGAAAAGTGTACGCTTTCATTCTCTAAGTATCCCACGGTTCGAGTGAAGGAGGCGGGGAAGGCGACGCGTTTGGTTTGTATCCTGGCGCTTGACACTGATGGAACCCGCAATATCCGTTTTCCTTCGGTTTCTTGAGACATCGTTCTTTACTTCGTAAAATGCCTTTACAGAACTTACCTTCTATACCTGACGTGTCTTTGATGAGTCGTTCTATGGGAATCTCGTACAATTTTGAAACCTGATCGAGGACGGCGCGCGTCCGCAAGTTTGTTCTTCGCGTCACCTCTTCTTCTATGAGGTCAAGCACTTGCGTTTCATGTGCGGAAAGAATACGCCCTCTTTCTTGGTCGCAGGTATGAGAACGCGTGTTCTCATCCCCCATACCTCTACTACTTACGTGGCTTTTAACCCCTTTGAAAACCGGGCCAGAAAGGCGCGCTTTGCTTCAACCTCTGCCGAACTTGTCGTCTTGACCATGAATTTCTTATCAAAAATGAGATCGGCACTGACCAACGGTTCTAAGAGGTCCTGGACGGGTTTTTTGAACTGATTTGTAAAGTAGTACTGATAGTCGAGTGGAATCTTGCGTTCCCGTGCCCACGCTGGGTCCTCAGCCTTTTCGAACATTTTGCCGTCACCCTTGACGATGACGAACGCAACGCGGTCGCCTTGTTGCGGCTCGGACCCCGGGGCGCGCGCTTTCATCTTGTCCCGAACCGTGACGTGTGGCTGCGGGACTTTGTACTCCGCCGCGAGTTGCTTACTCATCAAAAGCTTGTCCATGGGGACTTCACCTGCCATGAGTTTTCGAGCTGCGTCACGTGCAAAGTCTATGACGGGTGTTGGGTTACTTGACTCGAGAACCATCCCCAAGAGGCTCTTAAGTGTTTCACGCACGAAAGGACACGAGTCTCGCCGAACCACTTGCAGACCCTTGACATCGATTTTTTTGAATTGTACTATCACAGTCCCGTCGGGACTGGTCTTCCCTTCCCACATCTTTGCCGCGTACCGTTTCTTCGAGTACAAAAAGTACGGACAATAGACCTTTTCCAACTCCAAATCGTTTGGTGCCTTGAACAGCTTCGTACACTCTTCAGACGCGCGCTCTCCAAGTTCCCACGAGTACTTGATTGCATCGAGTCCCTTGCGGCCCTGAACGTCAAATTCGACCATCACAGAGTCCGTGTTCTTGACGATCATGCACCCTATACCCGCCTGAAATGTTCCAGCCTCCGTCTCGAGGTCGTACACGAAATTGTCGCACTTTTCTTGAATAAGTTGAATATGAATTATTTCATACGGATCCCTTTTTTGTTTTCTGGTAGTCCATGACATGCAACCATCTCTACAAATATGAACGTCCAAACCAAGTTTACAGAGTTTTAGATATCTTAGTTGATTGAAAGGTGCATAAAATCCGCTATTAGTTCTTCGTCGCGGCCACCTTTCATTCGCGTGGTCGATACTGTTTATTGTATCATCGTTCACTTCTTGCCAAACTCCTTTGACGTGTTCAAACTCTGGGAAACTGTGATACAAAATATCGCCATTTTTGACATCCTTTGGTTTCAGAAGTTCTAAAGACGGACTCAAGAGAGAATGGTCTTCCGTAACTTCTACGTATCCAGAAGGAGTGATAACTCTATAGATCTTTTTGTCACACTTATGTCGTATGACGCGTCTTATTGGCCGCCAACCAAGATGCGTCCAAGCCTCTAAACCTTCAATGTCGATCATTTGCTTTTCAGACCCTTCCTTTAAAAATCCATCATACTGATGCCAACTGGATTTTTTGTTTACAAAAGAATCGATTCTGGATATATTACATACGAATGCCATCCCGTCTTTACGGAGAGTCACTGGCGTATTGCCAGTGACCGAGTCCCCGTACCTCACCTTGGCGCCGGGAAAGTTTGCCTCGACGTAGTTCTTCGTCTCTTCGATCATTTGTCGTCCACGCATGGTCACGGTCGAAGCAATGGCAACAAGCGGTAAAATACCTTTCGAAGCCCCGCAGAACCCATAGATACTATTCATCGAGACTTTGTATGCGAGCTGCTGACCGTTATACACAGCCTCCATAGGCGTTCCCTCGGCGGTTGCCATGAGCTTCTTGGCCTTTTTGCGATACGCCTTAAGGTCTGTCAAGATCACCGGAAGCAAACTTGGAACGGGAACTCGCAGTTCCGGCGCACAAGCGGAGCTTGTGCTCTGAGCAAACTTGTGTGGTCCAAACTGCTCGTACTCAACACCCTCGAGGTTATCATACTTTGGGTCCATCACCAACGTGGAGTAACACAAGTTGTGTGCGCACATGATGGATGGGTACAGGGACGCAAAGTCCAATGCCGTGATGGGTCCGTAGTACGCACCCGTTTGAGCCTCAAGAACGGTTGCACCTTGGTATCCGTCTTCATCGCTAGATGAAGCGGCCGAAGGCCTCCTGAAGGTCGGAATCACAAACCCAAGCTCACGCGCCTTCTTTGCCATTTGACTAAACACTTTGATTTGCTGACCACGCTCGGACAAAAAGGCGAGTGGGACCCAACACGCCTTGGCCATCTCCGTGACGTTCTGGATTTGACACAGTTTGGTCATGAGCGCGTGTGGAAGCTCTGTATCCTTCAAACAATATGCCGCCACCTCGCCAAGTCTGTCTGGATCTCCTTCCGCGTACCGTCCGAAGATTTCCTTGACCGGCATATCGTTTTTCTGGTCTTTCAGAAAGTGCTTTGACACGTTGTTCAAGCTGTAACTCTCGAGTTTGTGTTCGCGTTTCACGTCCTGGAACAGGTCAAACACGTACCGACCACTCATAGGAACCATTTTCAAAAGGTTGTTTCCGAGTGCGGAACTTGACAAGTTCTTTTCCACAAGTTCACACGAAACGTCCTTGACGCGTCCCCATTCGGTACTTGCACCACGCAAAACGGCGCGATAGTGCAAAAACTCCAAGTCGAACCCGAAGATATTCCACCCCGTAATAATGTCTGGATCCGTCTTGACCAGATACTTTTGGAACGCGTCCAAGAGTTCACGCTCGGTCTCGAACGACTCGAGGTCCGGCCCGCTGGTTTGTTTGAGGCACAGACACTTGCGATCGAACCATTCGTCCTTTCCAAACTGCTTGGTGGTCATACCGATCTGGAACACGACATCGTGTGGGTTCCTGGGGTCGGGGAAAGCACCCGTGCTTGAGTAACACTCGATATCAAAGGACATGATTCGGAGAGGCGCAACGTCATCGCGTTGCACGGGGGTCACAAAGTGCCAATTCGGAGCCCATAAGTTGACGTCACACGTCGTTTGAACATCAGGTTCACAGAGACCCGGGTCGATCCACCCCGTGGACGAACACCCCGAACAGTGCATGAAACGCAAGACGGGGTCGATATTTGCTTCATATATGCGCGCTCCAGAGAGTTCTGGCCATTTCGCGTTCTCTACAGAGTACGCAAACCCACGAAGCGCCTTGTGCGTCTTGAATGTCACTTGAATAAAGTTCGAGAGATCGCCGTTCTGGAACCCCCATAAATCCTTGGCGCGTTTGTGTTCTGCTTTCCACACCTTGGTCTTGACGAAACTCAACACGTCACTCGTGTACCTCTGAGGTTTTACGAAGCAGTACGGTTGGAACGGCGTTCCGAGAGAAACCGATTTACCATCCGCAGCTCTTCCGAAGATGCGTATGGTAAACTGATCATCTATGTCTTGGCCCTCCCAGGCGACGGCTTGGAAGTACGGCCCAGTTCCGGAGGAACTGTTACTCATTTAGTTTATAAACGTTTTGAAGTTTTAAGCTCTCCTTTACAGACCCGTCGACCCGAAACCAGACGCGCCGCGCTCCGTAGTGAGCGCGGTGAACTCGGTCGGGGTCTCTACGACCTCAGCCACCGTATAGTTCTCGAGGATAAGCTGGGCAATGCGGTACCCGGGGCGGATCACAAACGGCTGGTTCATGTCCAGGTTCTGCAACACGACCTTGACCTCGCCCTGGTAATCGGGGTCGATAACACCTGCAAGGACATCGAGGCCGTGCTTCACGGCCAATCCACTCCTTGGCGCCAATCGAGCATAAGTTCCGGCGGGAAGTTGTATGGAGATGCCGGTGGAGACGACCACGCGGCGACCTGGGAGAACGACGTAGCTATCAGTGCTGAAGAGGTCGTAACCAGCTGCGTCACTTGAGCCACGGACAGGGAGCTGGGCATTTGGAACAAGTTTCGTAACATTGAGCTGTGCCATTGTACCATTTAAAAGTTGCCAAGCTTTAAATAGTACCTCGAATGGTTCAGGCGCGAGTTGGCGTACCGTGCATATGTACGTGCGAAAAAGGACGTTAGAGAAATCCCTTGCATCTTAATAAAAAATGGCGGTCAAGACTCTTCTCCTTGACGTGGATGGAGTTGTTCTTCGCGACCGTCTGTTGATGGAGCACGTGAAAGAGAATTGCGTCAGCTACGTCCGGGCCAAGCTTCCAGACACGAAAGACCCGCGCGAGACCAACCGCCTTCTGTTCCTCGGATACGGCCACACGGCTCGTGGTCTCGAGAAGGGGTTCCAGGTCGATACGCGCGACTTTAACAAGAAGGTCTATGACAAGAAACTCTTGGCGCACTTGGCCGATGTTTTGGCGACCGAGGAGTTTCAGCGCGAGGCTGCGCAGATTCACACCTTGACACGGGACGGGTGGAAGCTTCGTCTGTTTACCAATTCCCCATGGATCTGGGCGTCCAAGGTGGCGATTGCGATCGGCGATGACGTGGGTATCAAGTGTCCAGGAAACCCGTGCGATTCCCCTTTGAAGCCTGAGGTTGAGGCGTACGTGTTTCCTTTTGAAGAGACGAACGTCATGGTCGATGATTCGCTCAAGAACCTTGGAACGGCGCGGTACCTGTCCAACTGGAAGTGCATCCACTTTACCGAGGGAGCAAAGGATCCAACAACGTTTTGTCCCCAAGTCCAAAGCATCCCGGAGCTTTGTACTCTGGTTCGTTCACTTTCTCTGTAACTTTCTTTGACTCGCGAATCCATTCGAGCGCGTTCGGGTACGCCGCGACACACAGCTTGTGATCTTCAAAACACTCGTAGAGTTTGAGGCATTTGCAACAATACATTTGAAAAATTCATGCTTTACCTTTTAAAGTAAAAGAGCGCATATACACCAATGGCGTTCAAGTCCTTGCTTTTGGACGTGAACGGTGTTGTCCTTCGTGACCGCGAATTGCTTCAACACGTCAATGATAATTGCGTCGCCTATGTCCAAAAGAAGGTACCCTTGTCCAAGAACCCAAAGGAGACGGCGCGTCTCTTGTGTGCCGCCTATGGTCACGAAATCAAGGGGCTTCAGAAGATATATGGCGTAGATACGAGCGACTTTGTGGATGAGGTCTATGATAAACGTCTGATGAGTCACCTCCAAGCCGTCGTGTGTGGCACAGACTTTCAGAACGACGCAGACATTATCCATGGATTGTCGAACATGCACGACTGGAAAGTGTCTCTCGTAACCAACGCACCTTTGAAGTGGGCGCGGTGTATCAAGGATGCGATCGGTGACGTGTATGTCGTCCCAAACAAGGACGAGGCTACGTACCCCGAACACCACGTCCATTTCTACGTGGATGACTCACCTACAAACGTCGAGGAGAAACTGCGTTTGCCAAACTGGAACCCAATTTTGTTTACAAATTCAAAGACGAAAAAGTCCCCGTACATCCAAGTCTGTTCCTTCGAGGAACTCTTGGTCTACGTGAACTCGTTTGATATGTGGATGAATCATGACCATTGGCACAAGTTCGAGTTCTAATTCATAAGTGACCCTAGATCCTTCATGAACCGATCCATAAAGTACTCAGTGTCCAGAAACAAAATCTCAATATTTTTGTTAATTATCTTTTCATATGAAAATTGGGGGTCGAGTTCCTTGGCGAGTCCTTCGAGGAGCGAATACGTCCGGAGGATAACCAAGGTCGTCGGGTCAAGCTCGACAGGAACCTTTGAAGCCTTTTCGCGAATCTCTGGTGAGTTCACCGTGAATGAGCGAATATCAAGCGTCTCCAAGTACTTGAGATATTGACTTACGAAAATGCGCGTCGTTTCGCGATCCCGAACAATCATGCCCATCTTATCCATATTGTCCATGATTGTATCGACATTCTTGGTTTGAACGCCATAGACGAAATCACGCACGGCCTGTTTGTACTTGTCCGTGACTCGGATGATGTTGCCGAAATCGTACAAGACGAGGGAGGAATCACTTTGGGAACTGCGTTCCCAAAGGCCTATGTTGCCAGTATGCAAATCCCCGTGGATCACACCCTCATACAACAGCTGTTCGAGGAACATGTTAATGAGCCGATCAGCCTTGAACGGACGCGTGATAGGCTTGGAGGGTGTATAGTCCATGACGATCACATCCTCGGTACTCAAACGCGAGTACGGCCGAGGGATCATGACGTCGTTCCGGTCTCGGTAAATCTCACGGAACAGAGCAATGTTCCTGACCTCGCGCTTAAAATCGAGTTCACTGAGGAGACCAGCCTCGAACTCCTTGAGCCATGGGGTTACAAATTCCATCCCAAAATTGGGGATCATGGTCAGGAACGACATACCATTGCGTATCAGGTTCAGGTCTTCCTTGATTTGAGCCTCAATTCCGGGTCGTTTAAACTTCAATACGACGTTCTTGTCTTTGAGTTTCGCGCGGTGAACCTGAGCAATACTAGCAGATGCAATGGGTTTCGGATCAACGTTCGTGATCCCGTCTGGGATCTTATCCCGAACTTCTTCAAAATCTATGGGTTTGACTTGGTCACGTAAAGGGGCCAAGTCGCGTGCAAGTTCCTTTCCGAAAATGTCTGGACGCTGAGATGCAAACTGGCCCACCTTGACGTAGGTCGGGCCAGCACCTTCAAAGGCTTGACGCAAGAATTTACCTCGGTCTTTTGGAGGCACAAAGAACTTGAGACCGATTCCGATCTCAAGTGGTCTCACAACACGTGGAGACCACATCTTATATTACTTGGTTCCGTTATTTTTATCAACCTCGACCAGACGTGCTGCAACGTAAATTGCAAGGTCAAGTGCCTCCTCAAGCGCCTCCTTGACCCAGTTCATTCCCGAATCCTCCAAGAGTCCATGGCCATAGTGTACCCGTCCTTTGGCCATGCGCTCCTTGATAAGCTCGATGATAGCACCGTTGAGCTCAGCCATTTATGGTAAAAGTTCTAGTATTTTTATCAGAAGACGAGTACTCCAAGCGCAGAGGTAGTGCCAAGGTTCTCTACTCGTCGAGATCCTCTCCAGCCTCGGGTGTCTCTGCGTCCTTGGACGGAACGTCCTCCTCGTCGTCGAAGAAACCGCGCCAAAAATCACGGACGGCATCACGCTCCTCACGTGCTGCCGTCTTGATCGTCTCCTGAATCTTTTTGAAATTCTCAATGCGCTTGGACTCGACGTTCCGACGCAGACGTGCCAGACGCTTGGGAAGCTTGGGTGGGGCACACTTGGGAGTCTCGGGAGCTGTGCAACAACGAATGGCCAACATCTTTTACTCTAGGTGCACATTTCTTTTTTAAAGGGCTTACACCTGTGTAACCCATGACGCGGGTACGCACAAACGATGGACACGTTATGGAGGTCGACCCCAATCTTGTCCAACAGTGTTCCACCCTCAAAATGGTCACTGAGATGCTTGATTGTTCGGACGAGTGCGCTTCGTTTGATGAGGTTCCTTTACCAAACGTAGATGCCGCTCTTATGGAGACGGTCGTACGTTTTTTCAGTTCAGGATCCATCCCCGAGTTCCAGGAACCGCGGGAAGTCTTCCCTTTGTATGACGCAGCAGATTACTTGGGGTACGAGGCGCTCCAAGATGCTGTTGCCAAGGAAGTTGCCGAGAGTTTAAAGGGCAAGTCGCCAGAAGAGATACGGAATGTCTTCGGACTTACAGGAGGCTCTTGAACAGAGCGAGATTGCAAAGAGCAATCCCAATTGGCGCGTGTGTGACGTACATTGGTACGCGAGGCAGAGAGAGCGCCAAACCGCCGATCGTCTTGTCAAGTTTCTTCTCACGCATGGAAACTTGACTGTCGCACAGATTCAACGGGGTGTGCCGAAATAAAATAGACCATATAAGCATTTGAACAGCACCAAAGGGAATGGAAAGACTCCTTCACCACGTCGGAGCGTACGCGGACATTGATACGCGGAGAGCTCTTGGAGTGTACGGCTCTGTGGTGATCCCACCGCTCCGCCTCCAGCCCCCGACGTTATGGAGGTATTGGCCAGCACAGAAGAAAGCTATATTCTTCTGTGCCGACCCGAAAAACTATGAGTTTGAGGTTCACGAAGGTCTCATCTTTGATGGCGAACACTGGTCCTATGAGGAACACTCGATGGTTCGCGCCACGTGGAAAAACAATAGGGGTCAGTACGTGTTTACTGAGAATGGGCCTCGACCCCTTGGTATACGTTTTTCGTTTGCAGAAAATCCTCTGTTTATTTCAGAATGAGCTGTCTGTTCCATAAGCCCGAGCCCCTCTACATCATATTGCCCTATTTCAATTTCGCAGGATTCAAAAGACGGCGTGATCTCTTTCTTGAATTTGTGGAACGGTACAAGCACGAACCTATGACCAAACTCGTGGTTGTTGAGGCTCTGGGCCCAACCCCTCTTGGTCGTCTTCCAGGTGTTTATAAGCACCTCACGTTCCGAACCAAGAGTACGGTATGGCTCAAGGAGAACCTTATCAATATGGGTGTTGAGTCTCTTCCCAGGTCGTGGAAATACATGGCGTGGATCGATGCAGACCTCGAATTTTTGAACCAAAATTGGGTCGAAGACACCATCAAAGAGCTTCAGGACGCAGATGTGGTTCAGATGTGGCGCTCAGCAATCAACCTGGGTCCGAACGGCGAAGCGATAAAGACGGACAAGAGCTTTGCATACATGTTTGTTGGAAGCGGTACAAAGTGGAATCCAACAGACAAGTACGGGTTTTGGCACCCAGGGTACGCATGGGCGTGTACTCGTTCGGCGTACGAACAGATGGGCGGACTCGTGGAATGGGCGATCCTTGGGTCGGGGGATAGACACATGGCTATGGCCTTTGCCGGTCTTGCAACCCAATCGTGTCCCGGCGCGGTTCATGACAATTATAAAGGGCTTCTACGTCTATTCGAATCACGAGTCAAGGATTTCAAAGTGTCGTGGGTCGATGGCACGATCGTTCACCATTGGCACGGCTCGTTTGCAAACCGAAGATACAAAGAACGGTGGGATATTTTGACCAAAAATGCGTATGACCCTGCCATCGACATTGAGTTTACGCGTCAAGGTCTTGTCCAACTCTCGAAACACGGCCAACGGTTTGAGCAATTTTTGAATGAATATTTTATCGGACGCAAGGAGGATGGAAATGATCCATAATTCCGAACACTACTATTACGTCTGTGACGAACAAGGGTACCGCATAGGTCTAGAACCTGTTGATCCCCGGCCAAAGAAACGCACCCGCCTAAATCCTTTGGGTGAGAACGCGTACCTAAAGGCGGACGGGTCTGTGAAACGTGAAGAGGATCTCGTGGTGGCGTGCCAACGCATGTGGCTCCATAACGCCTATCGGCCCGACGGATTCATGTACAGAAAACACCTCGAGAATTTTTATACAAATCAAAAGTAAGGAATGGCAAACGTTCGAGCCGCTCAGGCCATTGCGCAAAATATCAACTCTTCATGGCCTAAGCCCATCAAGTACTTCGCAGGTGGCGTGAACGGGCGGGTCTTCCATACGAATGATGGTCGGCTCATGAAGTTCGTGTATGGTTACGCCCCCGAAGAGTTCGAGGCACTTCAGAAACTCCAGAAAACTGCCGTGGTTCCACGATTCAAGAAAGGAAACGCAACCATCATGCACCTTGACAAGCAAACATCAAAAGACGTGAAGCGACTCATGTTTCCAAACGCAAAGAGACTCTCTGACGACTTGACCGTGTTTATCATGAGTCGCGTCGGAGGTCCGAATGGTATGACGCTAAGAAACTACGTGAATAAGTATCCTATTACAAACGCACGCCGTGCATACATTCAGAGACGTGTTAAGCACATCATTTCTGAAATGAAAGGGCGTGGCGTGTCCCAAGGAAATCTTCATCATGGGAACATCATCGTCTCTGTGAATCCAAAGGGAGAAATCACGGGTATGTGGGCCATCGACTTTGGTCGTGCGTTTTACCATAGTCCTGGAAAAACGGAACGCAATGTTTTTAGAACCAAAATGCTCAATCAAATGTTTGCTACAAAGTCGGCATTCTCACCGACGTACACGAACGTCCCCGTGCGTCAAGGATCGCGCCCAAACACCCGTATGATGTTGGCAGTCTATGGGAAGCGCTTGTCACCTGCTTGGGAACAACGAATTGCGCGTATGCGTAAGCAAGTTTCAGAGGAGATGAAGCAGTACAAGAGTCCGAGTCGGAGCGTGAAGTCCAAGGCGAAAAGTGCAAGTCCTCGTCGCAAGACTCCAAGTCCCACCCGCCCGAGAAGCGCACCTGC